GCTACACTTAGGGCAGGTAAGTGGAATTTGTACTGCTTTTTTTGCAGCATCTAACTTAGTAATGTTCTGCTTTAAGCCATCTTTAACTGTCCACTGTTTACCTCCTTCTTCCCATATCTCTCCTTCAAAGTGTTTTTCAACTATACGGGTATATCCTGATTGAGCTTTTGTTTTAGAAGTAAAGTCTTTCTTGACTAAGTTTCTAATTCTCTCAACATCTGAATGTTTAAATTCTTTCTTTAAAGCACTATCCTTCATAACCTAGTTCTTTTAATCCGTTTATAGCTTCAGTAATATCTCCATTTTTAACTCTAAATGCGATTCCTCCTGCTGCCCTCCACTGTTCTATATTAGACGGTTTATCGTCTATTAATATACTATTTTCATTAGCATATCTCTTTTTATCTGCTGAATATGCAAATATAACTCTAGGTTTAGGGTCTAAGTTATGCTTTGCCCATAGCTGTTTTCCTAATCTAGAGGTGTTATCTCTTGAAGGTGATGTAAGCAACTCAGGGGTATATCCCTTTATAAAGTTCCAAAGTTTTTCGCCGTTAGGCATCCAATTCATACCTGACCAGAAACCAACTCCTACTGTTTGATCTATGAATTTCCAGAATTCTGTCATTCCGAATATACGTTCAAAATCTTTTGGTTTTTCTACTTTAGAAATATCCCTCATTGGGTAGAAGTCTTTACCTACAGTATTAAGCTTTTCGTGAAATCTGCTTTCAAAGTCTGTTAAGACTCCGTCCATATCACAGTAAAGTTTATACGGTGGTTTGCTTTCTTGTTCTGGAAGCGGGTACGCTTCTAATAAATCTACTATACTATTGCTCATAACCTTTATTTAATATTAATATACTTAAATATACGAAATATTACTTTAAGAAGCAACTTATTTCTTAGTTTTTTTAGCTTCGTCGGTTGGATTCTTAATTGAATCTTCCCAGTTTCTAAATGTTATATTACCTGTTGTGTAAGCTTCCTTTTCTAATTCCAGTAGTGCAGAATCCTCATTAGTGTTTTGAGTGGTTATATTTACTAATCTTCCTTCTAAGTTCTGAGTATGATGTACCATTTCATGAGAAAAAGACCTTACTATATCTTTCATATGTCTGCCAGAGGTATATAGTACTATTTCTTTTGCGTTAGGGTCGTAGTGAGCGGTACTACCAAAAAAGTTTGAAGCATTTTGATTGTCTTTCCTTACTGTAACTTCCGGTAACGGTGTAATATTCATACCGATGTCCATCATGTACTCTACTAAAGAACCTATAAAGTCTTTTAGCTCCAACTGTTGCTCTTCTGTGTTATTATCGTGACCGCATTTATGGCATATGTACAAATCATCTCCACCACTTGATATATCCCAACTCCAATCACAATTGTCACATTCAATTTTATCACCTACAACTGCTTCTTTTAAGTCATTGTTTATATATGCTGTCATATCTACAACTACAGTGTCTGTTCCACTAACGTTTGCTTTAGGGAAGTTTTTCTTAATAATAATTTTGTATAGTTTACTTCGAGTATTATCCTTTGCTCCTTCTTCTCCGGTTTTGCCTTTGGTAGGTTCGAATGTAATAAACTCAACATCACCAGCCTTCTTAATTTGTTCTCTTGTAATGTCAACTATTGTAGACATAATCTTAAAAGGTTCGTTATCTCCTGTAAGAGCGTCTGTAGAAAATCCTTTACCGTCTTTACTTTTAGCTACAAATGACATATCGTAGTTAACTGTCTTTCCGAATACTTCTCGATTAAATACAACTTGATACTTAGTACCATTATCTGTACTGAAATCATAAAATGAGTACGGGTCGGATGAATCTTTAGCTTTTTTAAAAGCTGTCCATTTATATGGTTCTTGAGATAAATCTCCGATTTCATTAATAGTCTCTTCTTTGCTGAAGTAGCTGTCAATAAATCCTTCGAGATTATTTGCTAATATTTCAGATACTATCTTATCTTTAAGGTCTGTTAAAATTGATATTATTTCTTCACTAGATAATGCTTCTGGGAAGAAGTCTGCTACTTTATCTAAATTACCTGATAAGATTGTATTTCTAAAGTCAGTAGCTCTAATTCCTGATCCAGGTGCTGCTGCAAATGCTAACCCTTGGACGTTAGGAGCATTTTTAAATGTTGTAACTCTTCTTAAATCTACAAAGTCTTTATCTCCTCTAATTCCCGTAACAGATACAAATTCTAAGTCTGGGTTTGCTTGAGCATAGTCTTTTGCTGCAAACATTGGATTTGAACCTCCATCTAGTATCTCTATATTACCTAAGTACTTAGCGTACAAGTTCCAGATAGACATCGCCTCTGCTTTTGTTATACCGTTTCTCTCGCCGGCTCCAACAAATACTATAACCTTATCTATTTTAGGTTTATTACCCTGTGTGCCCTTAAGTAGGGATGTTCCTGTTTCTTTGTAATTATCCTTATCGTATGTTGCTCCGCTATAGGAATTATCTAACAGTGATTTAACTACATTAAAATGTCCTCTATGAGGTGGTTTATATGCTCCTGGATATAATGCTATCATGCTAGAAATGCTTGTAATTTAGAATCTATCTCTTTAGGGGTAGAGTGTTGTAGTTTTTCTTGAAAAAGTGGACTGTATATCATTTCAGCAATATTATCTAAGATCTCTGTATCCTTATTATCGTTCTTTTCTTTAGATGCTCTATACTTTAAGACTGCTGCTTTAAGTTTATCCTGCCCTGGTCCTACTCCATTCTTTCTGAAGAATTTTATAAATTCATTTTTTATAGCTTTGTCTTCCGATCGGTTACCTTTATCCCACTGTATACTACCTACATGCTTAGTGAACTCTTGTTCTTCTCCGTCTTCCCATTCAATAGGCTTAAAGAAGGAAGATCCTCCGATGCCGTTTGCTTCGTTATACTTAGTAAGGAATTCTTTAATTCCAGTAGTACCTTTTTTTGCTGCTGCATTAAAGTCCTGAATTGGTTTATCGTATTTGCCGCCAAAGTCGTTAACAAATATGGACATCTGACCTTTTAACTTTTGATTAAACTCACCTATCTTTTGGTAAGCGTTTCTCCATGTTGAGAAGACAGCTGTTCTTGGTACATTTCTTTCAGCTCTAGCAAAGTTAGAGATATAAGATATCATTGGATGAGAGTATACCATTACCATGTATATATCAAAATCAGCATCTAATAATTGAGCTAAAGTCTTATCAAATCCAACTCCTGAAGCTGTTGTATCCCAAACAAAGCTAGTTTTGTTTCCTGCTGCTGCTTGAACGTCTTTGGTTGTTTGTTTGGCTGCTGCTCCTAGGTTGTTGTGATACGGGTGGGTTGGGTCTTCTATATACTTGTCTGGGTTGAATTGTTGGAGGCTTTCTAACGATAATTGGTTTAATAGGTACGTTTTTCCTGATCCTGCTCCTCCCGCCATTATTACTGCCTTCGGTCGATCTGATCGTTCTAGTATTAAGTCTGATAGTTTGATCATTATTATTGGTATTAATTGTTCTTCTTTTGTTTATTACTGTTTGTGCTACTCTTCCTCTTCTCCCATTAATATAGGATGTACTTGTTCTTCTATTATAATTATTGCCATAAAATGGATTATGACCGGTATTCCATCCATAATAGTTATTCCAACCATATGGACTGTTCCATGAATTACTTGACCATCTGTTATTATTCCAACTATATGACCACCCTATTCCGTATCCGTAGTTATTATAACCCCATCGGTCATATCCAAATGGTGACCATCTATGAGGTGAATTCCAATTATAACCCCAAACCCAATCATTCCACATTTGACTTCTACTATAATAAGGATTGTAGAAGCTGTACCTGTTCCCCAGTACTCTATTATTCCAATCAAATGATCTAGGTTGACTTATTGCATACTGAGCAAAATCGTATCTAAAATTAAAATCTGTTCTAAGTAATCGTTGAAGTTCAAACTCATTATCAATTACGGTTATTTCAGCATCTGAGCCTTCAATAGAATATATTGGATCATGATTTAAAGTACTAACTTGGAATGAAGCGCATCCAGTAAGAATATAGACTAACGTAATGTACACTATACTTATTCTTAAGAATACTTTTCTTGAGTCTTTCATATATCTTATAGTTTTAGTGTTGTAGGGTAACTATTATAAATAGGTTCCGTATTAGGGTTCTCTAAAGAGTATAGTTTGTATATCATTTTAAACAGTTCAAAGTTTTCTTCAATTTCATCTACCTGTAAAACTTTCCAACCTTTTCCCTGTATTACATTTTTCTGTTTTGATGGACCTCTAGAATGTCCTTTAAGCCAGATGATACCTGTGCGTTCAACTTTTATTCCCTTAGCTTCTTCTAGTCCTTTAGCGTATGCTGAAAGTTGTAAATCAAAAGATTTATGTACTGAGTTTGATGTTTTTATATCCAGTAGCCATATTTCTCCATGCATTTTGACGACTAAATCTGCTGTTCCTGCATACTTGTGTTCATCTGACCATACAAAGTCTTCAGCGGATATTAATTCAGGTTTATGAGTTCTCCAGAAATCAGCAAACTTTAATATCATTTCCCAAACTATTTGAGAATATTTAGCGTTACCGTAATCATCCATCCAAGAAACTTCATTTCCAAGTACTAATTGTTCACATGCTTCATGAACCTGTGTACCTTGTTTTCCTGCTCTTCTCATAATTAGATCAGAGTTATGTCCTACATCTTTAAGCCAAGATTCAAAGAACTTATTCTTCGGCATATACTGCAGAATTGTAGTAACTGAAGGGTAATACACCCCTTCTTTTCTTTTGTAAACTCTTCTATCTAAGAAGTTAATCTGTTTTAACTGAGGATTAAAATCTAATCTTTTCTTTTCATTCTGTTCTAGAATGTTCATTCCTTGTTTTATCATAGGTTTAATTTTTGCAACATTATCTTCGAGAAGTCTAATTCGGTTGCGTTTTGTACTAGCTCTGTAAAAGATTTAAATCCCATCTCTGATGGATCTTTATCAGGTAGTTCTATTAAAAATACTCTAAATCCAGCCGCTATTAATTTTTCTGCTATCCTTAGAGCTTGGGTTTGTGCATCAGTATCTAAAGCGATATAGATGTCGGTTAATTTACTTGTTAATATTCTTTTATATAATTCGTTAGTTATACTCTTACCTAGTAACGGTACTGCATTTCGACGTATTGCTATTGCATCAAATACCCCTTCACATAGTATAATAGGCGTATTCCAATTAATTAAATTTTCAAAAAAGATTATGTCTTTTGAAGTTTCTGGGTTCTTATATTTAAAGTAGTTGCCGTCAAAAGTTCTTGCAACAAAGAAATTGAGTGTTCCGGATGCAGAATAACTCGGTATAATAACACGTCCTCCATATTCTCCAGTTGTACAGTATCCAATACCATATTTAATAAAATCATAGTCGGTAAGTCCTCTCTCATATAAGTAATTCTTAACTATATTTGATACATATGAAGTTGATGAAGAAGTATGTAGGAGTTGAAATTCTTTAGGTAGTTCTACTATTGATAGTCCTTTATACTCTATTTCCGATCCTCTCGGTACGTACTTTAATATCTCTGCGGCAGCAGAAGGTGGAGTTTTTAGTTGGGTTAATAGCGATCTTATTGAACGTCCTTTAGTTTGACATACCCAGCATTCCCATGGGTTTCTACCTTCTTCATTGGTAGCCATGTTTATTTCAAGCTTTGGTTTTCTATGATTACAAAAAGGACAATGGAAAGCGTAATTACCTCGTGCTCTCTTATGCGATTTGCCTAATATATTTTCAATAGAACCTAGAAGGAAAGTATACTCCATATAATTTTACGTACGTATTAATCTATAATATACGAAAAATAAGCTTAACGGGCAACTTATACGTCAATCATTTTCAATTTACCTGATTTAGGATGTACCATAATGTTATCTCCTACAAAGTCTAATTCATCTGGGTCAATTCCTAGTCTGGCTGCTTCTATTTGGGTAGCTTCAACGAATTCTTCTGGTATATCTTCTTTTAGTTTACCCAGTACTTCCATTACCACTATTCCTAACTTAGTATCAATAACCTCTACGTCGTAGATGTATACAAAATTATTTGTTTTTTTCTTATTTAATATTAGAGCATGTTCTAATTCTACTTCATCTGTAGTAACTTTATGTACTTTTCCGTCTAGTAAGTAAGCTGAGCCGTAATCACCAGAACCTATATATGTAGCTCCTTTGTCTTTAAGTTTATCTATTTCTATTTCAAAACCCCTGTTTGATTCTAATATTTCTCCTATAAGGATTCTAGTTAGTTTCATCTGCTCTAACTTTTCTCTACATTAAAATGAAAATCTACTTTAGGGAACCAATCTCTTTCTCCAGGCTCTGTGTCGTAGTAGTTACTTTCTTGTGTAACTTCATAACCTTTACTTTTTATGAAGGTTACTATTTCATTCCATTCTGCAGTTTCAAATTCTCCTCTTACTCTGAATGTTACTGAACCGTATCCTTTACCTTTTAAAGGGTCATCATCCTCTCTGCCTCCAGCAAATTCACCCATCGAAACGAATGGGTCAACTTTAAATTTACGATTTATATCGGAAGCGAGTTGATTTTCTTCTTTCTTGTACTTATCAAAATCGTTTTCTAATATTATATCTCTTAGTTTCATACTTTATATATTTTAACCTTTAAATTTCCTGTTCCTTTTATTAACCTATGATAGGTGTTCTTTGGTATAAATAGTTTGTTATCTGTTAAAGTCTGCGGTTCTTTATTATCAAATTGAAATTTCCAATCTGTTTTATGTAGAGTTTCTACATACCTATCTTCTTTATCTCTATGCCATACAAATTCGAAAGCATCTGTATCATAGGAAAACTCTCTTATTATATGACCTTCTTTATTAAGCTCTATATAAGGATTATCCATTATTAACCGGCTACGTGTTTAAGAATTGCGTAGGATGTACCTGTATATGAAGAAGCATAAAGTGTTTGAGAAGTTGTTCCGCTACCTACTGCTCCAACAAAACTTCCTGATTCTGTATACCATACCCAAGACCCTGCTGAGTATCCATAGCTAAAGCTACTAGCTGTGATTGTTATAGAACTATAATCATTATAATTAATTCCGGATAGGTATAGTTTGTAACCGGATGCTGAATTAGCTGAATTGATCGATGTTTGTTCAAAAGATGGAGAAGATCCTGCTTTGTATAACATTCCTTTACATACAGAGGGACTAGAGACTCCTACGGTGCAATTCTCTCCGTATATTATTAAGAATCTATGTTTTTTTAAAGCGCTTGAGGGGTTAATCCTAAAGCCTGGGTTTGTATTAGTTCCTCGGAATGGTACACCGTTTGTTTGTAACATTCTTGTATGCACTCCAGAAGCTTGGCATGTGTTTATCGACATATCTGTGTTACCACTATACCCCGAGCTATTTCTTAACTTAGCTTCTGCAGATAGGTTATTAATTGCAGTGACTGTAATATTTGTTGTCGGTAAATTTACTACTCCCATATCTTAAATTTTCTACCAGTACCCACTAAAATTCTTTGATCCACCTAATGACTTCCAGTAACGTCCGATATTACATGCCCAGTATCCTGGTTTAGTTTTATCTTTCTTAGTTGCACATTTATGACGTGCTGCAAAAGAAGATCGTGCTCCAGGTTCATCTATCTTAACATTTAACCCTGTTGTACCTCCAAAAGATACTTTAACAATATTTCCTTTTTTATTTTTAACATAAACGTAGAACTTTTTAGATCCTCCTCGTTTTGGTTTATTTAATGCTACATCCTTACCTTGGTACTCTGCTTCTTTAAGTACAAATTTATCTACCCATACATCGTGAGTTAGGTTATATATTATTTTGTCTGGTATTCTGTCTGTATATACCTTTATTACAGTGTCTGATATACGATTATGGTTAATGTTCATGTCTTGCAACTTATCGATCATATCTTCATAATTTCTAGGTTCTACTCTTAGTAGAGCGTATTTCCTATCATCTTCTCCACCTTCTTCATAAGATCCTTCTGCCATAGGTAAATCTAAAGGTACTTTTTTACCTTCGTATTGCCCATATTCCCCTATATCTGTTGTTTCAAGTAAGGTAGTATCTTCTTCGTTAAGTTTTATTTTACCGTCTCTATGAGCGTCTCTTGCTTCACTAAATAATTGTATAAAGCTATCGCTAGAGTATCGGTAGACATTCTCATGTAAGGAGAGTCCATTATCTATATGGTACTGTAGTGATGGTGTTCCTATTAACTCTACTAATTTTATCATATAATTTACTTTTTATCAAAATCCTTTCTATAAAATTTACCAAGTACATTATCGTTTATGTAATTGTCTCTATTCTCAAGGACCTCATTTATAAATAGGTATTTACACTCAAAATACGTTAAGAGCTTTTTACTGGAGACATAGTGTAAGATCTTACGTTCAAAATCTAGAGGTGAGCTTTCTTTGACTAATTTTAAAATATCTTTATGAGATCCGTAATAGTTCATCCAATCTGATTCTGTTATTACTTTTTGCTTCAAAGGAGTTCTTCCTCCGATTCCTTTAGATTTTCTTTCTTCTTTTAAAGCTGCTAACGCTCTTACTCCTAATCTTTTATTACGTTCGAAGTATATAACTTTTTTACCTAGGTATTTTTTACCTGAAGGTTTATGAAAAGTTTCGTATATAAATCCGTATGTGCCTTCTGGCATATCTGATATTTCTGTTACTAAGTGACCATTGAAGGTCCAACTGGGAACTGTTACCATCATTTTATTAATTTAAGAATAATAATTCAGAGTACCAACTAAGTTAGTATAATTAACTTAATCACTGTGTTCATTTCTTCAATAGATGGATTTATACTTAATCCGTATCTACTTGATAAGAATGCTTGTACCGTCTCACTTACAGAAGGTATAAAAGTTACTGAGGAGTCTGAGTTCATATTTCCAAGGTAATTTAGGAGTCTATGTTTTTCAGCGGTATTTCTTTTCAACATAAAAAAATGTAGGTACCCTAACTCTGTATGAAAGTTATTGCTCCTATCTCTCAACGAACTAAAGTATTCAGCATTGTTTGGTGTGTCTGGTGTATATATCGGTGCTGCTCCAACTACATCCACGTCTAGTACTTCTGTTGGTGTTATGTTATTATCTATACATAGATTAAAGAGTACAGATTCTTCTAGTAATGTATTTATAAACTGGGTAGCGTAAGGAGGTAAGTTGTCCAGCACTTCTACTGATAAGTTACGAAGCAGTACTGTATTTCTATCTAAGTATTCGTTATGTGTTTCTATGTATTCCTCTCTTATTATACTAGAAGCTTTAAATCCTATTACTCCTGGGTTGTATACACCTGTTAGTCTATTTGTAATTACCGGAGGTAGTGTTAATTCTACTGCTTCTGTTAAAGCAATATGCCATGCAGTTCCCGGTACATATTCTAACATATTACCTTCGTTAGATTGTACTATTGTATCTGTAAAATCAGGAAGTACTTTTTTAATTACTACATCATTATCTACATGTATTACATCATCGTCAGGGTATAGAGAAAGTGTATACCCTTTATACCCAGATAACCCTATTGGACGGTTAAATGGATAATCATCTAATGCTGTGCTTATAGAAGAGTAGGGGAATCCGTAAATAGTAGCTAACTCTTTTCCTTTTGTATCTGTTACTAGTATAAATTCTTGATCATCTCCATAAACCTTTCTTATGCTTTGTGCACTTAAGTAGTGGAAAAATAATTGCTGAGTGTTTAATGCAAAATTTACATTATCATCAAATTTATCTGTAGCAAATGTTTGTATTATTTTCATATCTTTTTTATTCTGATCCGCTTACTGCTGTTTCTAGCTCTATTACTTTATTTTCTAAAGTAGTAATCTTTTCTATAAGTGCCTGTATACCGGCTGTATTTAAAGCAACGATTGGCATTTGATCTACTGTTAATACGTCCTCTATATACCCTAATTTAGGTTGTACGTTAACTAAGTGACTAAAGCTGCCTGTCATTTCTTGTGCTATAAATCCGTAAGACTCTCCTCTAGTTTCATCAGGGTTGACGTTATTTTTCCATTTAAACGATTTAGGAGTTAAGTTACCTATTAACTCTAATGCATTACCTATATTTAATATATTATCCTTTAATCTTCTATCCGAAAGGTTCGATGTATTTGCTGTTAATCTACCAGTTACTAGTACATTACCGTAAATATTAGCTACTCCGTCGTCTGCTGCATCACCTAGAACTACTGATCCATCTGCTCCGCTTATTTGAACTCCGTTTAATCCTATTTTAACTTGAGAAGTAAAAGTTCCAACTGTAATAGGAGTACCGGCTGCTGAATGTTCATTAAAGTTCATTGTCCAGTATATCGCAGGTGATCCAGTAGAAGTACCTGTAGAAATGGTCTGTGTATTATGATTTTTAACTGTATAAGATGTGTTCTGAGTGATAGAAACTCTGTAAGTTCCAGCCGGTTTATTTGCGTACGTTTTATTAATTGTTGTAGCGCCAAATCCCTCTCCATATGTAGGGTGCGTTGCAATATTTGCTGTACCTTCATATACTGTTGTTGACCAAGATGCTTGCTGTAGATCTGCTTTTCTAACTCTAATTGAGCTAAATGACGCTGAGTTTTCATTATTAGTTCCTAGTGTTACATAGTCATATCCTACATTTTGCCAAGATGTACCGGATCCACATCCTCCAGAAACTTCTTCCTCTAAATTATAAAACAACGTGTGAGAGTATGTCAAAGATGCTTGTATAAATTTATTATAGTATTGTGGGTAATAACTACCGGATGACCAGGAAGGAACCCGTACTTCAAAAGTACCCATAGAAGGGCTATCTCCTACCGGAATAATAACTGGTAGATCTCCTCCTAAATGCGTAAATGAAGTAGTAGTAACTGTTCCCCTACTAACGCTTGTACCGAATGTATATGCTTGTGGTAAAGGGTTTATCTGGTTAGCACTGTAACCAGTATCACTTGACCCATTTGTACCTGTAGTGGTTGAATCTCTTTTACTCATGTGCACCTTCTGTGTTGCACTAAAGCCTAAGTTTATACTTCTAGTAGCAGATATTGCTGGTATTGAGCCTGCTGATATTTCTATTTTTGTTGCAGCAGATGAATCTTTAATTTCTATTTTTTTATTAGCTGGATCTAATATTATTCTGCTTGAACTGTCTCTAAATGTACCTGAGGATATAACCCAGCTTCCTACTTGTCCTGATGTAGCTGCTAATACTCCAGCTTGACTAACTCGGAATGGTGCTGAAGTTTGAGTGGTGTGTCCTAACGATATACCGGATGTTGTTGCTCTAAATATATTATTACTTGATCCTATAGCTATGGTTCCACCTGTAATAGTAGAACCGTTTAAGTTACCTGCGAAATCTCCTGATGCTCCTGTTATACTACCTTTAAAGTTAGCATTACCTGATGTGTCAATGTAGAATTGTTTAGCATGAATTGATCCACCTGCTGATAATGTTATTCCCCCGGCTGTGTAACCATTGGTATCTTTAGCTCCTACATAAATGGCTGTACTATCCATCGTCCATCCTCCGACTACTCCTGTATATAAATCTTCACCGGTTGCTACAATTGATGCTCTTGATACGTACACAGAGTTTGTTCCGTTTCCTTCCCAATTAAGAATACTTAAAGCTGCATGAGTTGTACCGGCTGCTGGCGTATATGTAAATTGATAGTCTGTGTATACAGTGTTTATATATTTGTTATCAAAAGATGTAGTAGCTGTTCCATTTATAGTTCGATTAGCTAATGTCCCTATGCGATTCTGTGATTGAACACCAGATTCTGCTGAATGCATTCCTATTGAGGTTTTTCCGCTAGTTAAACCTCCTGTAGATTCATACATTCTTAGGTATAAACCAGATGATGCTCCACCGGATTTATCTGTCCTTAATCTTACGTAAATCTTATATGTATTAGTTACATCTACCGGGAATGCTTGAAATGATGCTCCTATAGAACTATCTGTACTATTATGTATTCTTAATATACCATCTTGTGCTGATCCGCTGTAACTAACATTGGTTAACGTAGCGTTACCGTATGAAGCATACACTCCAGCAGGTCTTCCATCTAATGCGTTAGCAATATAGAAGTCAGGATTAGACATCAAGGAGTTCATTCCTGCAGCATTTTGAGCTATAACACTTCCTAGATCTTCTCCACCTACGGTTATTGTACCAGCAAATGCTCCAGTAGCTCCTGATATATCTGCTCCTGAAAGTGATCCTTTAAATCCAGCATTACCACTTTTATCTACATAAAACTGATTGGTGTGTATTGCACCACTAGAAGATATGATTGTTCTTCCAGTTTGAGTTGTATATGTTGAAACGTTTTCATCAGCTCCAGAAAATATTTTATCTGCATGAATATTAAATCCACCTATAGTACCTGTTGTTGCTGATAAAGCTCCGGAGAATGTACCATTTGCTCCAGAAATATCTCCTGCGAAATATGCATCTCCATTTATAATTGAGAATTCACTACTTCTTAAATTTCCTGAGTCTAAGTTAAACTGTGTACCGGCAGATGAAAAGTTACCAGAGACGTAATTAAAATTGGTAGATTCTATCTTACCAGTAGTTACCATTTCTCCAGTTATAGAAGTAACTTGCATATAATGTGCTTCTATTGCAGGATCGGTTCTAAGTAAAAAGTTTACTAAGTTTTTAGTAGCCGGGGCGCTCATCATCGATAACCCGTACATTTGTAAATTTACCAATCTTCCACCTCTTGGATTTGTTCCTATAAAAGAAGTTATACCGCCGCTTCCAGCTGAAAAGTCTCCATTGCTATCAATTCCGATGTTACTAGTAGAACCCTTTAGACTAAATGGATGAATAATAGTTCCTCCTCCTGGTGCTTTCTTTAGCACCTGTATCAACCTACCTGAATCGCTGAAGGTACTAATCCCTACAGTACCTGTTACTCCTGCTAGTATAGGGTGAGATGAAGGTATACCTTTACCAGCTGCTGAATCTCCGTACATCCATCCAGTACCGCTAGCTGCAAGTGTGTTTTTTATTGGCCATTGGGTATTATAAGATCCTGTGTAGTTAGCATTTGTGGTATCATTACCTGCTATAAGGACTGCTTTTCCTAAATCAAATAAATTAAGTGCTAACTGTATTTCACTGCCGTCTGTCGCCCAGTTCTGATTATCAAATACATATAAGTCGTAATCTAATTCATCAAAGTAAGCTATGTTTGCTGGATTTGTTTCTCCTTGTGATGCGTTGTTATTATCGTAATACCAAGTTGTCACATTACCCCCGGTGTAACCTAATGATGATGATATGTGGCCTACATTATAAGCTGATGCTGTACTGCCTGCACTTCCGGTTGCTACTAAGATTATTTTATAATCAGACTTATTTTTAGTAGAAGGTGTTGCAAATGTATCTGGATTAGTAACTTGAATGTCTCCTATAATACTTAAGGATGATCCATTCCATGATAATTTAGGTGCTGATGATCCTCCTAATTTAAACGTACCACCATCAAGATCAAAATTAGATCCTAAGGTAGCTGACCAGTTACTTGAAGCTATTGCTCCAGTCTGTACTACATTACCAGATATCTTAGTAGAGATTCCTAATGAAGCTCCTGCAGACATTCTGTTAAACATTACATACCTTCCTGGTGTATCTACACCGTAGTGTATGGATGCTCCCGGTCTAAAGTATTGATTAGTTATACCACTTGCTCCAGAATCATAAGTAAATAATGGTGTTTCAAAATCTCCGTTTTTAAATACCTTATAGCGTGCTCCTGCAGGAAGTACCTGTATACTAATTCTTAGTAAAGTATCTACTCCTGTAGTCCATGCTGTTGTTGCAGTACCATTCTTATAATCACCATTTTCATATATCCTAATTTGATTTTCCTGCAAATAAACGGTATGGTGCTGTTGATTGTAGTGATAAGAAGAAGGAGACTCTTTAAATAGACCTATCATCGTAGCTGTATATAAGTCTGAAACTACTACGTCCCATTCAAATACACCACCATCATTTCTGTCGAATACAGCTTTAGAGTGAAATCCTACATTCCATTGATCAGTACCATATAAGTTATTAAATGCATTTCCTTGAATTGTATCTGTTACAGTTCTAACTACTAAGTTACTTGCTTTATCAAATACTTCTTCATTTAATGAACCGCTAAAAGTATAAGTTAATGATGGTCCTACTCCTGGTGACCCTATTCTTAAGCTTGTTCCATTCCATAATAAACTATCATCTCCTGAACCAGAAAGTAAGAATGTTCCGTCGTTACCCATATAGGTTAACCATGCACTAGCACTGAAGTATCCTAGCTTATCAGCTCCTGCATATAATCCTGTCCCACTTGGTGTAGACCCTAATGTTGCCAAAGTCATAGTTGCACTAGGTCCAAAGTCATATGATGTTGGGTTCTGTAGTGATGCTGTAACGCCGCTTAATCCGGATATTACTACGTTTGCATTATCTAAGTTACCCTGTACTGCTGAAGCAGATGCAGCGGCTGCTGTTGCTGCTGCAGAGCCACTTAGGACTGCATTTGCAGCTGATCCGGTTGCTAGAGCTGATAAAGAACCTGTTGCGGTGTTTAAGTTTGTTTGCACTGTTGCGGCGGCTGCTGATCCACTTAGGACTGCATTAGCTGCAGATCCGGTTGCTAAAGCTGATAAAGA